AAATGGCTCAGCGGGAATCAAAATCAACTTGTATGGTAGTCCATCCATCTTTCATTCACTCACTCCCAACTTCATTTCACTTTTCGCAACAATCAAAAACATCATTGCATCTGAAGCAATATTGCCATATGTGCAATAGTCATGATAATCATTGCAATATATGCAACAATCAATAAATCTAACGAATAGCACTTTTTGCTAAAGACATTGTGGGTCATGGAGGATATAGTTAACTCATCAAAACGAGGAGATAGATATGAAGATTGATAAAGACGAGTTACGCCACGAATGCGCACTGATTGGGTTGAATGAGATTTACACTGCACTTGTTCTGCTCGACAAGATTGATATTGACATTGCCAGGCAATTCCAGTCAGAAGATGAATTTCTGTGCTGTGATGGGCTTGGATGCGCAGAATGCCTGCCATTTGTTTGAGGATTGAGATATGAAAATCAAGTTAGTTAAGTTTAAAGATATTGACATGGACGGGTCAGATGAAATTGATTATGGCCTTTTCATTGGCAAGGTCTACGATGTTATTGATAGGGATACTGAACTTAAATCATTTGACATTATTAACTCAGTTGGTAAGCCAGCTACAGTTTTCGAGGATGAGGTCGAGGTTCAATTATGAAAATTCGCTGCACTAATTGCATCACCAGTACCGACAAGAAAGTCTTAACGCCATTCGTAAAAGGCTATGTATACGACGCTGAGCCACTAATCATTAACGGGAAGACAATCCCGAACGAGTGGGTGATTAATGGCGCTGAGCGACCGCACAAGCACAATTCTGGATGGATTTCCATTGCAGGCTGGAAGGTTGGAATGTTTATTCCTGGAATTGCAACTTTTGACGAGGTGAAGTGATGCTTCTACCATCTGAGATAAATTATTTCGATCTTGAGGTCATAAGTGCCTATAGCGGAAAGGGCTGGCCTTGCGGAGACTGGTTCAACGAGGACTTGCTTGAGTCTCACGAGATTGTGCTGAAGGCGATTGAGAAGGCACGAAATAGCACGAATTGCTAAAACTCACCGCCACGGATGTTATATAGTTACTTCATCGAAACGAGAGGAGATAAAAAATGAAAGTTTACTTACTCAATGGTTATACTAACTATGATGGCTTTGAAATCTTTGGTGTTTTTGATACAGAGGAACTAGCTGAATTTGAAAAGAATAGACTCTTAGATATCGATATAACTCTTGGTTATGTTCCTGATTATTACCTTATTGAAGAGTTTGAGGTTAAGGTGGCGATTTAATGTTCGACAACTTTTACGACGCAATGGAAGAGGCAGTGTACCGCGCGTCACTTGATGGGAAGATTTACGGTTTAGTTCAGAAGGTTGATAAGATTGTGGTGCGCATCGTGCGCAAATCAGTACCAAACAAATTTATGTGGACAACGAAGAGAATAAAATAATGACTATCAATTACTGCAAGATAACTGTCGGATGGAACAAAACCACAAAGAACTGGGTTAGCAACGAAAACGTACTCTACAAAGCTCGCGTTAAAAAGGTTCACCAATTGGTTAATGGTGTAGTTGATGAAGTGGAATTTGAGCAAATCAAGAAAGATGGCAAATGGATTAACCTGGAAGGGCGCGGTAAGTACATTAAGACCAAAACGCTTTACTGCAAAAAGGTTAATCACAAATCTGGGATTAAAAAAGACTTTAAAGAGGGGAAACGTTACCAGGTGGCACTTCATGCTGGGCTTGGACAAAATGCAGGTTACATTTACGATGAGGATGGCAATGCCTGGCAGCTTTACCGTAGCGAGGATGTTGGATTTTACACTCTTTGCCAGACGTACCATTTTGAGGCCCAGTACCTGTAAATAGCACAAATTGATAATGAATTATAAGCGGTCGTTGATATAATGGCCGCTCAGAAACAACACGGAGAGAAGTAATGTTTGATTTCAACGAAGATAAACTATCTGTTGAACAGGTTATGGCAATTGCTGCCGCAGACAACCTCCCGCCACTGCGAGTCGCCATTAATGCCAATGGCTATCGCCAGTCTCAATCATTCTGGAAAGCACCAGTGGAGATTGATGCTGCAAATGACAAATACCCCGTAATCTCACTAGGAAATGATATTGATGTTGTTGGTAAATTGTCATCTAACATCGCTCGTTCAGTTCAGTTTCCAGAGTCTTCAGCTTATATGCACTTCCTTGGGTGTATTTCTGCCGCAATGCTTGGACGCTTTACTGTCGAGTATCATGGCACCCAACAGCCAACATCTCTTTACGTCGTGACAAGCCAACCGCCATCAACTGGTAAGTCGGCCATTAACTCACTTTCGATTGCTCCAATGATTACTGAGACTGAGCGACTTAATGAAGTGCGCAAGCGTGAGCGCAAAAAGATTATGGCTAAGCTATCTACATTATCGAAAGAGATGAAGCAGGAAAAATCCCCGTCAGAGATGGCTTCACTTTTTGAGGAGAAAGAGGAGCTGGAAGAAAAGCTGGAGAAGTTGTGCGATATCGTATTCCCAGTATCAGATACCACGCCTGAAGGCCTTGCTCGAATCAACAACCGCCAGGGCAACTTCGCAGTCATCTCGGATGAGGCGACGAGCGTGAACTCGCTGCTTGGCATGACCTACGGTGACGGATCCAAGAAAACGAACAGCGAACTTGTACTGAAAGCATGGGATGCGGGTAACGTGTCTATCGCGCGTGCGAACGCAGAAAACAACATGAGTTTCGTTGCTATGGGTTGCATCTCTGTAATTGCGCAGGATGAAACAATCAATGCAATCATGAATGCTGGCGCGCGTGGTATCGGTGTATCGGAACGTTTCCTTCTTGTGCGCGAGAAGTCATTCCTCGGCGAACGTGTATTCGTTGATGAGAATGGAGACTCAACTTACGAACCTATTGATGGTGGCCTGAAGGCTGACTACTTCCGCTTGGTTCACGAAATAATGAATGAGCAAGATGTTAAGCTGACAGTAAGCAACTCAGCGATGAAGTACCTCAACCGAGCACGTCAGGAAATGGAGCCTCACCTCGCTGACGGCGGTAAGTATTCTCACACAATGCTTCGCGGTGCGCTTGGTAAGTTTGATAAGCAGGCTATCAGGATTGCAGCGGTCCTTCACACTGTGCGTAACTGGTTTAACCCAAATGGCGGGAGTCCGCAGAAGTCCAGAGAGATTGAACTCGAAACCATGCAAGAGGCTGTAATTATGTTCCAGGAACTTAGCAAGACTTATTTGTCATCTGCTAACGCCGCTGGTCACGCTGGCGACAATGCCGAGATGAATAAGCTGATTGATATTCTGATCAAGCAAGGTAAGAACGGTAAGGGCGTAGTTGGCATTCGTTCATTGTATGAAGCGGCTCGTAAGGTTAAGCCATTCGAGGCTCAGGCTGGAGTAATGACGAAGATTAAAGATCACTTGCTGCCAATGCTTGATGAGAAAAACTACACGTGCCTGATTGGTGATAAAGTTTACATTAATCCTAGACTGCTGGGGTAAGCGATGTTCCTGCTAGATATATTTAAGTTTTGCGAATCCTATAGCTTTTTCACGCGCCAGCATTTGGCGCGATTCATCTACAAGCATAAGGACTCTCAGAGATTCAGTAAGGCGGCGGGGTTATCGCATCGAGATTTTTGCAGCGCAGCTTCAAAGGAGTTCTGCGCGAAGATGTTGAGTGCCGGATACATTGATGGCAAGTGCGGTGAGTTTGTTAGTAAGGGTAGCTTGAAGAGGCCATTTGGTTTCAACTTTGAGGCGCTTAACGGGTATGAAAGCCAGTACATAAAAGAGATGATGAACATAGGGACAATGACTGACGAAGAGTTATTTAGCTAAAAATATAGCCTCCATTAGGAGGCTTTTTTACGTCTTAAGATTAAGGCAAGGAGAATCAGAACCAGCAAACCCATCGCTCCTGTTCCAATCCACGGAAGCGCTGATGAGTCGTTATTGGTAATCTCAATCTTTTCGGCAGTGATTGTAGAGGCCTTAATCGAATTATCAGCAGTCTTTTTCCCGCTAGAACTATCCAGTGAGCCCACGCTGGAATCCTTAACTGTGGCATCGCTGGAGTTACTTGAGTCAACCCTGTTCGTTAAACCAAGACCAACCTTATTGTTTTCTGCACCAGCTTGAGCGCTAATCTCTGGCTTACTGCCAATTAATCCGGTCAGAGCAGATGTTGCTGAACATCCATATAAAGCTACGCACATTACTAACGCTGCAATCCGCTTAAGCATAACTTAATCTCCTCATTCCTGCGGTTTACCAAGCCCTTAACCACAACCTTCTTGCCATTAACGGTAGCTTTATTCCAAAGGCTCAAAGCCTTACAACCTTGCTCCACTTTACCCTGGTTGATTAACCTTACAGCCGTAGACTTCCTCATCGCTGAGCCGCCAACATTATAGCTAAAGCTGATTAACGCTGCCCTTGTCTGCGGTGCGATTGGGTAGGTAACTGCATCCTGAACATACTTAGCATGAATCTGGATGTGTTTCTCCAGCAGGTTACGGCACTCACTATTGCTGTAAGTCTTACCCCAAACAACGTCAGGACCAGTAATACCGGAACAAACTGTAGGGATTCCGGCAATGTCCATGTAAGGCTTGTTCTCCACACCCTCAACGAGCTCAATAAGCGGCGCTGCGATGTATATTGCCGCAGCCGTAACCGCGCTAATTAGCAGCTTTTGCTTCATTTATTTGCTCCTTATATTGATTGCTGTTTTTAGGTCGCCAGACTCAAGCGCTCGCCGAATAGCCTGGCTATCTTTAAACTTCCAGTAAGCTCCCCACGCACCAAAAATGATTAGAGCGATAAGGCTGATTATTGCTATAGTCATTTGACCAGTTGCCGCGCCAGTTACCGCAGCCCCTCCAGTTGACGCCGTAGCAGCGTTGATTACTTCCCTCATGTGATCCTCCATTTGTGTATTTGTCAATGTTTAAGTTAGTAAAAGAATGATACATTAGCACCGCTCGGAAAAGAAGCATAAAAAAGGGGAGCCAAAAGGCCCCCCACTTGTAAAGCTATGTTTTAGATGCGCTAGTCTGCGATAATAAATTCAACCAGCGAACCATCAATCGGCGCTAAAATCCACGTCATATCGTCGCCATAAATCTTGTAGTATCCGTCACCTTGATACTCTGCATTGTACGGCTGGTTAACTGTAAATGGCAGCGTCTTGGAGTTGTTCTTGGTGCAAAAAATCATTTTAGTCATTTTGTGTTTCCTCGTTTTGTTTGTCTAGTTTCGATGTGGTAATTATGCCGCATTTCTACGGCATTCTTTAGGCAAAAAGTGCTATTAACTAAACATTTCGGGACGGCAAGTGAATCGACCAATCTCTCCGAATTTAGGGCTGTAGATGATTACAGACGCCTGGCGATAAGAGCGATAACCACCGTTGGCACTGTACGCATCCTTACAACCAAGCTGACCATGAGACTCATCGATACCTAAGTTACCCTCTGTAATCGTTTGATGGTGGTAATGGCCACTATGAGTGTAAACATACTCAGACTCACCAAAAGCCTTACGATGGTCACGAGCCAGTGTTGATAGTCTGGTATCAGGCTTTTTGAGTTCATGTCCATGACAGTAACCAAGTAGCGTCTTTCCAAACTGCGTTACGTGAAGCGCAGCAGGTGACGCATCAACATTAACTCGAGGCTCATCCATATAGAAAGCGGCCATTGCCGCACGCAACCAAATCATTCCTGAAAGATCGTGGTTTCCAGGAATAATCTGAACCTCAACCTCAGCGTGCTTATCAAGCATCCGACTAATTGCTCTTCGCGTCGCTCTCACTGCTACGTAAACCAATTTGTGGTATCGACTATCCTGATCAAGAATATGACGACTGGTTGGGGTTACCGCCTCCATTCCGTCAGAGTGAAGGAAGTCACCACCAATCAGCAATACAGCTTTCTTGGAGTTTGGTGCCTTTGCAACGGCGTAATCAAAATAACTATTAAGGACTCGCTCGGCGATTTCAGTGCTGTAGTTCTCGCCACATTCAGCATGGTGAGCCATTGCGCCAATGTGAAGGTCGAATACAGGGTAAAGGCTCAGAGTGTCCTCAAATGATGACGTACTGAGTGGCTTCGCTTTTTCGCGTGGTAACTCATCGGTCATCGCCTGAATTGCCTGAAGCATCATTTCTTCTTGCTTCTCCTTGTCAATGTCAGACTTTACCCACTGTTGCTTGATCTCACCATCAGCACCAATTAAGCTAGAAACGCCCTTAACGGCGTAACCTTGAGGGATTAGGTTACTAACATCACGGCCATGCCCCTCACCTTGTTTAGCCAATTTACTACGACGCAATTCAACGTTGCGAATGTTCATTCCGTACTTCTCTGCGATTGCCTTGTTGGTCATGCCATTTGCCAGTTCTTCGCGCAGTTCTTCGTTGGTAATTTTTGCAGTTGCCATTATATAAGTTCCTTAATTCATTACGATAAAGTATAAGATAGTAAAGCTAAACAGTGGGACTAATGCTACTAGTATCAGGCTCTTCATTCAACTTCTTTCAACCAGTAGTCGATAACTTCCGCACTAATTGCTAATTTCTGATCAAGGTCAGTCATGCAAAGGTTTCCGCATGCTGGGGAGTAGTAAATCTGAACCCACTTCCCGTCTTTAGTTTTTGCATTAACATCCACATAATCAGGAGGTAACCAGTCAGCAATAGGTATCGCCCTAAACTTAGCTCCACTTTGCCCATATACTAAATCGTAATGCCCTGGCTGAAAATCTAAACCCAACATACTTAATCCTTAGGCTTCGTTATCTTAAACTTGAATCCCTCAGATTTAAGGAACTCGTTAACATCAATCCTGACACCTGGCTTAACTCTTACGTATTTTCTTGGGCGCTCATCCATGTAAGAGAATTTACCATTGAACACAACGCTGATATCTTTTATGTCAAAGAATCGGGATATCTGCTTAATGTCATCTTGCAGCCCGGCCTCTCCACAATGCGCCCAAACAGCGGCGCGTCCTGTTTCAACTATCATAATCCGCAAGCCATTTTTAGGTATTCTTTAGCACACATCCATGACCATTCTGAGCCAGTTTTTACAGCATCATTTGCGTAAGTCTGTGCAATTTCGAACATCTCTTTGTCTACGATTTTCATTATTCAAAATCCTCTGGGCAATCTTTCTTCATTTCTTCGATATCAGCAACCATGCGGTCGCGCCATGTTTCGATATCGGTGTTTAAGTAGTCTTCCTCAAAACTCATGTCTAGGCAGTCAGCTAAAAACCATTTGTCTCCCTTGTATCCTGACTTATGCAGTTCCTGTACAGCCATAGCTTTGAAATAATCCCACTGCTCTTCAAACTTAAAAATTTCCATTATTCCGATACCTCATCAAATTTTTCGCCGAATGCGTTTTTAACAGTTTCCAGGTCATCTTTGTAAGTCGGGCTAACTTCGAATGCGTAACCTTCGCCATCATCAAGAATATAACCCTCAGCGGTGATTGCTAATTCATATTCATAACCAGTTTTGCGTGACTTGTAGAGTTTTTCAGTGTAGATAGTAGCCATTTTGTTTCTCTCTCTATGTGTTTCGTTTCGATGTGGTAACTATATCGCATCTTTTAAAATCGTCTTTAGCAATTCGTGCTATTTTGAAATCATTTCTTTGAATGCCGCAAGAAAACCCTCGCGCCCGTAGGCAACACCAGCGAAACCGCCTGATTCTCTTACGCTTTTAAGGAAAGACTTCTGTTCGTCACTGACTGGGCTAGCCTGAGTTTTGCCAGCCCTCTTCAGCTCTATAGCTCCGAAAGGGTATTTGCCTCTCAGAGACTCGGGAATAAGAAACATGCAGTCTGACACGCCTTTAAGGAGCCCTTTAGCCTGGTCCTTTCTTGCCTGTCCAATGGTTTTCTTCCCCTCATTTACGCAGTGGAAAAATACCATCTCCGGGTAGTTATACTTAACCCAATCAGAGCAAAAGATTTGTTCGTCATCCTCTTTCGGACACGACTTAACCGGGCCTGGGTAAAACTCAATGTAATCTTCTTTGTCTGTAATTTGCATGTCAGTCTTCCATAGTAAATGATTTGTTTGCGATAATATCTTGAGACTTCTGGTTCTTACGGTGTGTAATCCTTAATGGCGCACGGAAAAGGTGAGCATTAGTCATAATCATCTTAGCATTACGCAATCTGCCAATTCTAAAAGCCTCAGTCCTGTTCTCTATGTGACTCGAGCAAAATGCTTTCCATTTTACAGAGCAAACTCGATGGTCACTCTCTGGGAAGAAAGTTTCGTAAGCAACAAACCTATCCCCACTATGCGACATGATTTCATAGCGAGCAACGATTCCAGTTTGGTTCTTTGTTAATCCAATGCTGAATCCGTAAACTCTCAACCAATCACCTTTTCGATACATCTTTCCAGACAATTTTGCGTTAGGGTCAATAAGCATTTCTCCGCAGCAGCGGCAGTTTTTAGCGGCGATATCATTCTTTTCACCACAACCTTTCTTAATAGTAACTTTTGTCTGCGGGTCCTCTATATCTTCACATAAGCGAAATGTAAAAAAATGCTCACAACGCTTCCCGTCAATTACGTTATTGCAACGACGAGCAAAAGGAGAGTTCTCGTAACTACAGGCCGGACATATTCTTGGCTCATCGCCGACTTTGCGTGAATACTTAAATTTCTGGTCCTGCACTTCCTCTATGATTGGGTCAAAGTACAATTCCGCCATGTCATCAAGAGTACCAGCGAAGTCCAGCACCACGTGATCATCCTTAACCATTCCCATTTCCTTGTGCTTCTTCTTAAGAATTCGCATACCTCGCCCCAAAAGCTGAATCAGTAACGTGATGCTACCAACCTTGCGAAGAATTATTGACGTGTCCCATGTCGGAACGTTCACGCCGGTTGTGAGGCAACCAATCTGAAAGATGAATTTATACTTACCTTCAGCTGCGTCAGAAAGAATCTCACGACGCTTTTTCTCACCAGTAGAGTCAGTTACTATAGCCCAGGTTACACCATCAGGAAGCGCCGCGGCTGCTTCCTCGCAATGCCGCTTGCCTGAGCAAGTTACTAGTGCTGCGTTACGAGTTTCCATAAACTTGGCTGCGAACTGCATAATCTTTTGAGTCATGGACTGGTTTTGATGAATTTTTTCCTGCATAGCATCCATTTCTTTCTTGCTGAAATCTTTCACACCATCACTGCCATCCGGCGCAAACTCCGCAAGGTCATAACCCAAATCACCTACCTCACCGTAAACAGTAGGTACCACGAATCCCAAATCAACAAGGTAATTGGTTGGGACCTGGATCACTGTTTTGCGCCAGAACCCACGGATGTTTGGATTGCTAACGACGATATGGTCATTGTTACGATATGGGCTACCAGTAAGGCCGAATATACGAAGCTCCCGACCGTACTTTTCACGACAACGTCGTTTCATCTCTGTAATGATTAGAGTGTATTGCGAACGACCAGTACCGATTAATCCAGTGTTAACGCCATCCTTGAAAACCATCTCTCCTTTCTTTGTGCTCATTTGCTCAAATGTTTCTTCGTTCTCCTCTGCTTCAACTATATCCATAGTGTCAAGCATGTGACATTCATCGATAGCGATAACTGCCGGAACATAGTCACCAAGCCCCTTAAACAATCCGTTAGCAGCCGTACCCTCGCTGGCAACTATGGTTGGGTAATAAACTGATTTAACGTTAAGGCCAGCGCAATAGACGCTGTTACGGATGCCGAAATTACGAAGCTCTTCTGAGTTCTGGCTGATAATTTCTGACTGGCGAGAAAGAACCATATAAGGAAGCCCAAGCTGCTCCATGCGCTTACCAATCATAGCCAGGATGATTGTCTTACCAGCAGATACCGAGAGGTCTGCGATAAATGGAGCCTCATACTTGCCAATAGCCTTCCCAATTGCATCAAATGTAACGCATTGGAACTCGTAAGGGGTTATCTCGCCAAACTGGTAATCTTTCTGAATCTGTTTAATTCTTTCTTTATCAAAGTTGGCAACCAGCTTCTCGATAGGCAACATATCTAAATTCCTATAAAAATTGTCTTGTAGCGTTTAATTGAGTACAATAATAACATTAAATCGGAATGACTTTTAACAAAAAATGCTATTGAGGTAATGAAATGAATGCAGTAGACAAGCGAACAATTAACGGGAACAACGGAACCATTCGTACTGAAGACAAAAAACAACGGAAACGACCTTCAGGCTACTACGTTTTAAAAGACGAGGTAAGGGCTGGGTTGCGCGCACGGTTGGAGATTGTTCTTGATTTCTTCGGCACAAAGGCAAATATCGCAAAGCAGTTAAAGGTGACACCTCAGGCTGTAGAAGAATGGTTTAAGCGTGGGATGATTTCTGCGCGCGGCGCCCAGCTGTCGCACAACTACTATAAGCGAAATGGAGAAGGTTTTCGCGCTACATTCTGCCGACCAGATCTGCAATTCGACGGTAACGGGAAACCGCTAACTCTACGTTGCAAGAAGCGTCATATGCTGCGTGTTGTTACTGAGGCTGAGCTAGCAACTAAACCAGAGTGTCGCTCATGGCGAAAGATCAAGGCAGCTAACGAAGCCGCACGAAAAGCTAAAGAGTAAATAATTGGATGTGCCATAATCGGTACATCCTTTTTTTATTGGAGAGAAGAAAATGAACTGGCATGATTATTTTTACTATGTAGATGGCAAATTGCATTGGAAGATTAGCACTGCAAGACGTGTTAAGGTTGGCGATGAGTGCAACTCACTATCTACATCTGGCTATTACAAAGTGTCTGTTAATGGCTTTAGGACTTATGTACATAGAGTTGTGTGGGAGATGTTTAATGGAGAACTTAAAAATGGCGACTACATTGATCATATAAACCATAACAAATTAGATAACAGAATAGAAAACCTAAGAGTAACAACAAATCAAGGTAACTCAAGAAATTGCAAGCTTAGCGTTTTATCAACAACTGGTTATTGTGGAGTGGCAAAGCTAAATCACGGAAAATTTAAGGCTCACATCAAGGTTGACGGTAAGCAGCTACACCTTGGGAACTTCGATACTCCAGAGCAGGCGTATAAAGTAAGAATTGAAGCAGAGAGAAAATACAACTTTCACGAAAATCACGGGTTAAGCAAATGAATTACGATAAGAATGAAGTTATACCTAAGATGGCCGGATTGTGGAAATTATTTTATGCAAAGGAACTTGGTTGGAATGATAGACACCTAAGTAAGAAGCACGGACCATGCCCATACTGCCTTGGCACTGACAGATTCAGATTTACCGACGAAATAGGCAGTGAAAAAGGAAATGGCGCGGCAGTTTGTTCGAAATGCGGAAGTGACTCAGGTATAGGATGGGTCATGAAGTGCACTGGATCGTCCTTCGCCGATTCAGTGAATTTGCTTGGTGACTGGCTGAACTTAACACCAATTGAGGTTATAGTTAAGGCAAACAAGCAAGCATCAAGAACTAAGCTTTATAAAATGGGCGCGCAGATTGACCACGAAAGATGCCTTGAGATAATGGAAAGGACGGAAAGAGTAGAATCAACACCGCTCAGTATATACGAGGGTATCTATAGCGAATTTGGTTTTGATGTTGGCAGGACTAAATCAGGCGAACTAATACACGCAGTACCGTGCTTTATGGCTTATAGTGACGGCATATCAGATGATATGTGCAATGTAATGTTTATCAATGAAGATGGAGATGTTAGCTATGCTGCAAAAGATTATACTCGCCAGTCTGTTTCTATTATTGGCGCCTTTAAAGATGATGAGTACGCTTATCTGGTCGATAATCTCATTGACGGCTATCGCGTTCACATTGCTACTGGCAACCGCTGTGTGCTTGTTTGCCACTCCAGCTACAACATGGAAATGGTTGCTTATGCGCTTAGAAACTACAAGTTACGCGTCGCTTGTACTCGCCACGATTTTGATTTACTCGCTGTTGCTGACGATCGCAATCTTGATGTGGTAATGCCAAATGATGATAATTTTTTCAAGTCAGGCATAAGAAAGCGAATATACAAAGCAAGCGAATTACTAGACTAACCTCCTTCGGGAGGTTTTTTTATACATGAAAGATGATACAATCCACTTTAGCAATTAGTGCTACTTTACAAATGGAGACTTTACACAATGGCAATTTATGATACTGGCACTGCCAGTTTAGCAGCGAACGGTCAGGTTACTGGAGTTGGCACTCAATGGACCATGCCACTAACACTTATTCGCGTTGGTGCTACTTTAGTGTTTAAAACGGAGCCAGTACAGATTTACACTATCTCTGAAATCACCAGCGACACATCAATGGCTGTATACAACCCTAATGGTGAAACCGTTCCCGCTGGCACTGGTTATGCAATCCTTGCACATGATGGTATTAGTGTTCAGGGTTTAGCTCAAAATGTAGCGGAGACACTTCGTTATTATCAGAGTAGGGAAACTAGCATTCAGAGCCTGATTGATTTCATTGGTCAGGATTCTTTTGATTGGCCTCGCTTTGAGCAATTGGCAAGCCAGTCAGTGCAAGGAGCAGCGGATGCTTTAGCTAGCCAGATTGCTGCCGCAGAGAGCGCAGCTACTGCCGTTAGTGCAAGAGATACAACCACATCAGCGAGAGATGCTACTATTGAGGCAATTAATAGTGCTGGTGATGCTGGAACACTAGTTACACTTTCTGGTTGGGGTATCGGTAATGGTAGCAATATTTTAAGTGAACTTGATTTCCAAACTTTTAATTTTGTTGTTGGCGGTCATTATAGGGTTGCTTTCTCTGCTTGCACAAATGCACCAGAAGCATTAAAAGTACCAAGCAATGCTACGCTTGTTATATCTGTAGAGGGCGGAGCAACTGGGACTGGATCAAGAAATATTCAAGTGTCAACCTACACCGGTATCGATGGCAACTTTAGACGTTATCACATCAGTTACAATACTTCCGGTGGTGTTAGGAATTACTATGTTAGAGAGTCAATCTACTTGCCTGGCGGAAATGAAGCTGGAGGCGCTAACGCCCAGCGAGTAAGAGGTTTACTTGATGTTTACTCAAAAAATGAGACTTTTCAAAAATCATTGAATTTCTCTGATGTTGCGGATAAAAGCCTTGCCAGGAGTAATTTAGGACTATCTTCAGTTGATTCAATTTACGAACTAATCAAACAAACAAATGAGAATAAAAATTTAGCAAATGTAAGGTCTTACATTTCTGGATCAAACTCTGGTGGCGGTCTGTTCTACTGGAGTCCATTAGTAAGTAAGAGCGAACATAACGGGATTACTGTTTTTAGCCCAACGGTTCCATTTGATGGTACATATTCCACGCTTTCAGACTTCCTTAGCGGAGCGGGTGAGACATCACCAGGTGAAAATGGTTGCTGGGTTAGGTTTACGGGAGGTGTTGATGATATCCATACCGAATGGGCTGGTCATGATGTGTCTGGAGTTAATGAATCAAACGCCTCGGTTATGGCATGTATAAACCTTGGTCACAATACAAACAGGAAGGTAAGAATTAGCGCTGGAAGACTGAAAGTCTCATTCTCCACTGATATTCAGTACAATGATAAGTACAACGTATTAAGGAAGACGGCATTCTTCATTAATGGCCTTAATGTTGATATTTTTGCCAATAATGATGTTGAGATCGATATATCTGGAAGTTCATCACCTGAGAGGGTTGTTTTCGGCGCAAAGAATTGCACACTTAAAGCTAGCGGCCTCAACTGGAATAGTGACTTTTCAGATTACTCAATCCAACCATTAGATACAACGCATAAACCAAGAGAAGACTGGTTTGGATTTATGGTTGAAGGATGCGCATCAGTTTTGATTGAGCGTATGGAGGTTAATGCCTCGAGGGCCTTTGTTAATGCCGATGCTCTTAATGGTTTGTCTAATGCATTCGTATCTCTTAGAGATTCAAACTTCAGATACAACGCTAACTACTGCTTACTCACAAGAAACTGTGACTACTCAGAGTTTATCGGAAACACAACAAAACAGTCAGGAAGGGCATGGCACACTTTCGCGGAGGATTATGCAATATCCGAAAAAAGCAAAAGGTCTTATGCTCACGCCAACAAGTTCTATTATCCAATATCTATCCAGTCACGTATAACGCCTGCTGGCAATAACATAACGGTTACTGATAACTACTACGAAGGCTCTGGTATATTTGTTGAGGTTTTTGCGGCAAACAATGTTATATGCAAAGGGAATACAAGCATCATAACTACAGACGCTACTGGCAGGGCTTCTTCTCACTACTTACTGATAACAAATGATTCAGAAAGTGATTGGGGTGTTAACGAAGGTCTAAGTAATATTCTTATCGCTGATAACATTATGATTGGTGGTGGAGTAGCGATTCAGGGCTACCAGGAGGGAGTCCAGGCTAAGAATGGATTGATTATCACCGGAAACACCATGACAGACACGAAAGCGCCATATATTACAAATCAGGGTTGGGTTGGTACTATATTTAGTAATAATAGTTGCAAATTTACACCTGGCTTTGGGGCGTTATCAATCGGCGGTCAGTACCCAACAATTAAGGACAATATTCTTGATGGAGGATTTGTTCAGCTAAGAGTTGGCTATGAAGTAGTAGCTCCGACATATGAAGGCAACAAGTTCATGAATACTGTTGCTTCAAGTTTAACCACAATGTTTGATATGGATAACTTTACAGGAGGAATTTTCAGGAATAATGACTTTAGGGCTTCTAGCTTCTTAAGGATTTTTCCTCTTAACAAGAACGTAACGAAGGTTGGTTTTAGATATGTTGATTATGGTTTTAGTGCAAGGCCAACTGATAAATATGGAGAAAAGTGCGTAATTAGAGCGGGTGACTTCATCTTAAATGATAACCCAACAACTTACGGATCTGCTTACGCATGGTTTGGTGCAACTAATGGTGCATATCTTCAGGTAAATACAGCTTCATAAAAAAGGCCCCGAAAGGGGCCTTTTCTTTAGAAAGGAATATCATCTTCGAAGTTCTGTTGCTGCTTCGGTTGTTGCTGTTGCTGTTGCTGTGGTTGTTGTGGCTGATGACGCTGCTGTTGCCGTTGTTGACCACCACCATCGCCACGCTGGCTAAACTCAAGTCGTGGATTATTCATATTAATGGTTACGTATGTTTTACCATCTTTGTCACGAACATCTACAGATAAACTTTCAGCGCTAACGCTAACAACTTTACCCTCTTGAAATGCCTCATTGTACCAATCTAGCATTGACTCTTTAGCGAAAAAGACGGCGCGATAGTTATTATACTGAGTCTGACCATCTTTATCTTTGTATCGCTCACTCAAATCAACCGCGAACATTTTCCAGGTACCATTAGCATTCTGACCTTCCTTAGTGAATGGAGCGCGTCGAATCTGACCAGTAATTACGTGCATGTTTTATATCTCTCTGTTGGTTTGGTGCCGTAGCCCCGTAAAATTTAGAATGTGTCGATTTGTTGTGATTCTACTTCAATCTTTTCTTCAGGACTACTTTTTTCTGCAACTTTCTTTGGTGTTGCCGGGTTGAAGCCAGTTGCTGCATTAGCCTCTATCTCTGCTTTGCGCTCGATAATATGAGGTTCAAAGACCTTCCATCCTGCCGCATCAAGTGATTGCTTAGCATCTTTCCAGACATTGCGAAGCTCATCAAGAGTATTGCACTTCTCAAGTTCTCGCTTAAAGTCCTTAACACCCTTCGCTGCAAGATTTCCATCATCATCTGCCTGGCTAAGTCCTAATGCCGCTGTGATTCCGTAACGTCGAGCGTATGTTAATGCTGATCCGTAACCTTGAGCGTCATTCTTGCTGATTGGGACAATCATTAAGAAGCTAACCCACTCACCTGACTCCGCATGGAATAACTTTGTCTCAACCTTTAATAGTCCAGTATCTTCGCTATCAATTACGCTCTGAAACATTACAAGACCACATTCTTCAAGGCCAGGCTCCACAGCAGCAAGAACATCATCAAGAGTACTGTATCTGTTCTTTAGGTGCGAGTTCTGCTTCGACTTTTCAGCCTTCGCAAATAGCGACTTGGCAGTGTGTAGCGCGTTTAAAATTGATTTGCATGATTCTGAAATTTGCATCTTTAACCTCGTTCGTTGTTGATTGGGTAATCATACCCCACCTTTTAATTTTGTCTTTAGCGATTCGTGCTATTTAAATTTCTTTATACTTCCTCATATCCCACTCAGGAACATCTAGGTCGATCTCTGTTGCGCCCATTGCATAACCGGGCCACACATCATTCTCTTTGCACTTTTTGTAAGTGGCAAGCGCCTCTAAATACATTCTGCGACCAACCTTCAGTTGCTCTTCTGTAATGTTGTAAAGCATTGGTAGGTAAGGCTCCTCTTTCTCGATTGCAAGTAGCCTTACTTTTGTTTTTCTTTTTTCATTAAAAGCCATAACAAAAACATCGTGCTGTAGAGCCATTTTTGCAAGATACCCATGCTTGAATGCAAGTCTCCCAAACTCCTGAGGTGATGCGCTGGCTGTCGTTTTCAGATCGGTAATACACACCACACCATCAACAACATCAACGTGGTCAATTCGAATCTTCACGCCGACGCCGAGAATCTCACCAAAGATTGATAGCTCTTTCTGCGCTGTCTCGCTGTTCACTATTGCATTATATGCTGGAATATTACAAAGAACCTCACGCATCGCCACCACTTTGTCATAGTCTGCCGCGCTAACTAGCTCCCTACCCTCCACAAGCGCCTGAGCACTCTCCTGCTGTTCAATTAGCCACTTAACAGGCCAATCCTCACCGGAGCGATACATCATCTCTACAAGTTCGCTATAGCCCTTCCCAGACGTGCCAGCAACGCCAACTTTTTTCAGCGCTGCCGATAATCCGGTCTGGCTTGTAATTAAGCCTTCAATCGCGTCAAGGTCTGTGGCTCGAAGGAATTCTTTATCAAACATGTCACCTTCTAGGATGTAAGTATGTGACAGCGTGCCAAATTTAAGAGCCTTACTATCATTATTGCGCTGTTTGAATTTCCACTTAGCTGGCGAACCATGGATAATCTCGACAAGCGAGCTACCGGAGATGTGATCAGTCTCAGAGTGGTACTCAGAGTTTGATAGTTCTTCTCGTGTGTAAACAGTAAAGCTCATAACTTACCCCTTGACCTTAACCACTTTAACAGACTTCAAATCTTCCTCAGTGAAGTACCCGGTCAGAACATCTCTGGCTTCTTCTTTGGTATCGAATCGGTCTGCCTCATTCTTATCTGTGGTGTATCCAGCAGGCCCGCCAAAGTAGCAGTCGCCGAACAGTGCATTGTTTTTCTCTTTGATAATGTAGTAGGTCATTTCTATATCTCTCTGGTTGCTTGCTTTCGATGAGGTAACTATATATTCGGCATCGCAACAAGTCCAATTGGTTTTGCCAATCGTTGACTTAAAGTTACGTGTGAATCCTCGTAATTCCGTGTAGGTATTAGCTCTCGTTACGTTTTTGGGCACCTCAGCCCAGCTATAGCTCAATGTAACCGTCGTGTATATCGTGTATACCATTCCTGGCTGAGGGTGCGTTGGTATAGTTGCCACGCAATACTGTATAAATCCACATGATATTAAAATTATAACCGGAACACTCTATAGAAGTAGTTACATGATATACACAGTAATATATATAATAATAATAATAAGAGTAAAAGGTTGATATATATAGATATTTTAATGTAACCAATGCGTAAATTGGCGTAACAGCGCGTATATCATTTTCCGCGGATGATATTGTATACATAGAGTTACATCGGTTACGTGTAACCGTGATTTATGGTGAAATTGGCGATAAATAGCACTAATTGCTAAAGACAACTGACTATCTTTAGTTATATTTAGGCGCATGGCGGCAATGGTGCTGCTTGTGCTACGAAAATTTCGTATCACAAAACCAAAGAGAGATGAAAATGAACATTGAATTGTACAAAGAACAACCAAAAACCATGATGAGCACAAAGGAAATCGCAGAGTTAACCGGGAAACGTCATGATCACGTCGTTCGCGACACAAAGGAAATGATCAATGAATTGTTACATTATAACGATGCCCCAGATTTGGGTCATTATGATTATCAACTACTTACAGACAATCGAGGCTATACATCTGAGATTTTACTCAACAAGGAACTCACCGAAACGCTAATCACTGGCTACAGCGTCGTGCTTCGACACAAAGTTATCCGTCGACTTCATGAGCTTGAGCAATTAGTTAAAAAACAAGAAGAAGTAATCAGCCAGATGGTAAGCATTGATGAGTTAAAAGAAGTGCGAATGATGCTTGGTGTGGCTAATGCGCAAAATGCACACCTTAGTCAGCGCATTGTTGCAGAGCAAAGAATAAATGAGATCTTACTCATGGATAAGAATACCGATGAAAAACTCGACATGCTGGCTTGCGAGGCTCGCCAGTGCTGGGTTAGTCGCTCTGACGAGATGGAGGAAAGATTTAAGTATGAAGCTCAGTGTTTTGCCCTTAAAGAAAAGACGGATGCACTGACTGGATTGATTGAAAATAATCTCGGCATTGACATCAAGATGTTACTCGAAAAGAAATAGCACTAATTGCTAAACACTGATCGCAAGGATTCGATACTATTACCACATCGAAACGAAACAACTTAATGAGGAATTCAAAATGACTAACTTAATCAAATCAGCAATCATCGCCGCAGCAGTAATCATGATGGTAGGTTGTTCTTCAGGTCCTCGACCTGATGGATGGTGTGCAACCCAAGCAAACGGCGTGTGCGTAGCTAAATGGAAAAATGGTGTGATTGTACCAGCTGGTGAAGTTGATGTGCGATACGATGGAATTAAGGCCACTGGTGGCGGTTACGGCGGTTCTGTTGCAGATCACGGCAGTAAGGAGTGGAAATAATGCCTCAGGGTATATTGATTGACCTCAATGACGGAAGACCAGCTATGGAGATTACGGCAGGGTTAAGGGCACCTGCTGTGACTGGATCAATAAATACCAATGGACTTTCAACCCCAGCAAGTTCTTGGGATTTTGGATTGACAATGTCCCCTGGCTCTACGGCTTTCTGCCTACCAACGAAGGCGGTCCACGTTGACGCTTATGATGTTATACCCGAAGTTTATTACATGAACGGGTTTCAAAAGGTAAATGACGGCACTGGTAGGATAACGCTCAGCAACTTCAATGGTGCCAGAGGTCGAATAATTGACTTTGCTGGGAATTGCTTTGAGATACTACCGGCTTCATCTTCATCAAGTCCAGGGATACTCATTGAGAACTCAACTGACTTCCTTGCTATATCAAGCAACTCGAGACTAATGTCAGCAGCATGGGTTGGAGGTATACAGGTTAACGGGGCAGCGTCGCTACCAGTTAGCGGAATACCATTTGGTAAGTGGGATAACCCAAATGTGTCTCTGGAGAGTGATGGCAGTACGATATGGTGCCGTGATGTAAACTATGGTGGCATAGATGACGTGGCGGCAAGCACTTACGTTCAGTTGGTGATATTCAGGAATGAACCTCCAGTAGCTGGACCCGGTCTTACAATGTCAAATAGCTCTGGTCAGATTGTTTTCTCCAGCGTTAGGCGACCATTTGTACTTAGTGGATTTATACAAATAAGCAATGTATATCAGTCAATAAATGGTGGATTCTTCCCGCTTCTTAGATGTGGCGCTACGACTAGAGTTACTGGAGGGTATAACAACTTGCGATACAAGGGCATTTGCATGTCTGGAGGCTCTGTTAGGGCTGTTCCTGGCTCTGTAATAGGTAACTATTCAACCCAGACTGGCGCCCGGTTCCCTTTCGACACAAACATATCAATGGCACTTCCATTTATTCCAAACTTCTACTAAAAGAAAAGGCCCCGAAAGGGGCCTAATCATTTACCACACTCCAACTACAACTCTACCTCCGTTCGGTAAGTTTACCGTAATTCCATTGTTGTTAATCTGAACAGTGTTATTGGTTCCGTTGAATGCGAAGTTACCATTGTTAGCGTAAAGATTACCTCTTACAGTGGCGTTGCTTAGCTCTGCACTTCCTGATTTATCAATCCTCCAGCCTGTAGTTCCTGCCACATAGTTATTTGACTGAATAAAGTTACCAATCTTCGCGTTACTGATTGAACCATCACCGATTACTGCGCTCTGGATGATTACGTTTCCGTTCTCGACAACGAAGGGGAGCTGCCACTGACCGGAACCAGAGCCAATGCCGTTACTGATCGCGAATCTGTTTGCATCAAAAATGAACTGGCTGCGAACATTCCCACCGGTGCCAACAAGCTCCATGCTCATCCCGGATGAATAAGTCTGCCCATTGTATTTCAGGCCAAGGCTAATCCCGTACTGTACGCCAGTCGATGTGGCGTTAGCAAAAGCGTCCAGCTTCTGGTTTAACGCTGCCTCGTTATCACCAATTCTTGCTGATAGCTGAGTGTCGGATGTAGTTCTTGCCTCCGTCTCGGTTGCTAACGCTGTCTGAACTTCAGTAATTGATGCAACGACCTCATCATCAATTTGCGCCTTAAGCTGCGTTAGAGCTTCTACACGCGCCTGAGTTTCATCAGCTATGAGATTCACCGCCTGAACATATTCAGCCTTACGTTTGCCATTCTCCTTAGTCATGCGACGAACATCAGTGTCATTAGCTAATGCGTTCTCAAGAATTGACTCTGCCTGATTCTGAATGTCCTGATTCTTTTGAATCGCATTCTGCTCGAGGTATTTGAATCCTTCAGAACCCTCAATATCAACCTTGATGTAATCATTGATAATGTTGGCGTCGTCAGTACTCATGCCTCTTGAGAAATTAGACCAATCAGACGTATTTCCGATTCTGTCAATCAATCTTGCGCGATACCAGATAACCTTGCCTGGCTGAATTGGCGTATGCCAGTATTCATAGGCTGGGTACGGAAGTAACGTAAGCAAACTTGCGTTATCAGGATTGTATGTACCATCACCATTATCAGCAACCTGCTGAAGTTCAGTATAAGCAGTATCGCCAGAGCCATCAGGGAAACCCCACTTAACACGGATACCAAATACTTCATCATTTGATGCCGTGATAACCGTAGGTGCAGAGGGACGACCAATCTTGCCAGTTAGTGATACAGTTACAATGTCAGACCAGGCAGACACGTTTTCAGTATCTGATACGCTGCGAACCCTAACGTCATAGATTCCTGCGTAAATACCTTCGATATCAACCTCTGTACTTGCTGTTCTGGGTACGTTAATCCAGTTACCATTTTCTTTCCTCCATTGAACATTGTAGGTTTTAGCGTATGGAGCCTTATCCCATCCGATAACCATCGTCTCAACCGACAAGCCCTGAACAACCTTACTATAACTTGACACGGTCAGGTTTTCTGGTGGCGATAATCTGTCAGGTTCCACAATTGAAGTTGGACGGTCAACAATGTTAACGCCGTAGTCAATCTCGTCATACTTGTTCGGGTCATACTCCACCGCGGTAATCGTATACTGGAATGAATCCGAACCATCAGAATCTGCTTTTTGAATCCCGGTCACAACATACTGCTGAAGCGCCAGATTATCCTTATCGATTGCGAATACAGTGTCAGGCTGAGCTACAAAACTAAAAGCAGTATTCAGGTTGATAGTTCTACCATCTTCCGAAACGCTGGCGATAGTTCTTGCTTCCGGGCTTCCGTCAGGCTTGTTCAGAAGAATTCTGTCACCCGGTGCCGCGTCAACTTTGAACGGGGTGAAAACCTGCAATCCCTGAACTGATTCAATACGACCGGAAAGGTTTAACTGGTAGTTGCTCGACCATGCAGCGTCATTAACCGCAATAACCTCACCAATCATCGGAATCATGCCTTCCAACCCGGTAGTGAAGCTGATAGTTTCGCTTCTCAGGTTGGTTTTCAGTAGCCATCTTCCGCGTCTGTTTGCTTCACTTCTTCGCGTACATCCAATTGCCGTTAGGTCGACCGGGTTAAAACCAAATCGGCGAGTAGCCTCGAGCTCAAATACTGGCTCAACATCCTGCTGATAGTTGTTCTCCACATCATCAAACTGAACGTTTGCCGTAGTGTAAAGGCTTTTATCGCTGGCAAAAGTGCGGCTGAATAATCCGTTTACAACGTTATCATTAGTGAAGATGTAAGATGGATTGCGAGGTTTATCAACCACGATACCAATCTTTTCTCCATCATAGAAAGTCAGTCCACGAAAGATTGAGCAAATGTCACGAATTAGTGTGTAGGCCTCAACCTTGTTCTGTACAACCATGTCGCATAGATATCGCGGTTCCATTCCACCCTTACCATCCGGCACCATCTGGTCGCAGAATTGCGCAGCTTCATACAGTCCCCATTTATCAATCTCTACACCAAGCTCTCGCTGATCAAGACCATATCGGCGGTTTGTCACTAAGTCATAAAGAACCCAGGCAGGGTTGTTTGACCACGCCATTTTGAACAGGCCATTCCACGTGCCGCTGTAGGTTCTAGTCTCAGGATCATAGTTCGTTGGGACCTGAATTAACTTCCATCGCTTCTTGATTGAGATTGTCGGGATGCCGTTAGGGAACAAGTCAGAGCCGAACTCAACATAAACAAGTGCCGTAAGCGGATAGCGGAATTTAGCGTCGATTACTTCCTGATAGGTTGTAATCTGCATTCCGTTAACCAGCGTGCTACTTGTTGAATCTGCTGTAATCTTACGGATGCGAACCAATGCGCTATCAAACTCTGCAGGAAGGTTCACGCGAATGCTGCGGTCGTAACCTGTAGTGGTCTTCCCGTTAGCAACTCCGCGAGTGTATTCCTGGTAAGCACCACCATTAACGGAAAGGTCAATTGCATACTCGCAAGTTATACCATTCAGGTCACCGTTACTCTCTTGTTTAACTAGTCGAGGCCAAAATAGCTTAATTCGAATCGCTGATAGCTGAGTATTGTTAACCGCAATGATGTACGGGGTATCGTTCGTGATTTCTCTGGAAGCCTGAATCTCTGAGTTGGCACCATCAAGACCAGCGATATATTCCTGATACTGCGTGCCAGCACGGAACTCAGCGCGAACACCTTCGTAGTTGTAGCTACCATCCTGGTTTTGCACGGGAACGTCAGCAAGGTATAAATCCTTCATTGAGAAGTTTGAATCCACCTCTCCGTCAGCGACAGCAAGCAAAACCTTAACCTTGTTTAGTGAAATGAGGTTGTCTTCCTGCTCCACTGGTTGGTGCTGCTTCTGGCTACCACCCTTAGCACCATAAATCTTAATCTCTTCAGCCATATCACGAAGCCTCATGTTTGTTTTGATCATTTGTGCCATTCTACACTAAATAAAAAACCCGCACTAGGCGGGTATGATATTTAAGCATTGTCTTCGGCGTAGCTGCCAGCACTAAACACCGAGCCGCCAACCGTTCGATAGCCATATGGTAGGCAGACTGGATATCCAGCGGCCACTGTGTTTACAGCGGATCCGAATGCGTATGATGCACGGTTGCTTGTTTGGTTGTTCTGAGTCTTCAATCCAGTTGCTTGCGGTGATAACAGCTGAGCAATACCACCCGCAGCTAGGGAAACGCCAGCGCCGACAAGATAAATCTGACCAGTGAAGATACCTACCGTGATAAGCGCGGCACCCAAAATTGTTTGAAACAAACCGCCTGACTTTCGGCCTTGCGGGATTGGCAAGATGCGTATCTCCTGAACGGCACTGAAATCAGAGATTCGATGTTCGTTCACATTTTTGCCATCAACGAAAACGGCGTACCTTGTGTTTTGCCCTACATGGCTATTCATGAACTCCTTGAAGGCTGGAATCTGGGAGCAAAGAGCTCGCATCGCCTCGGGTACGCTATTCACTGCCATCTGATGAAGCTTGCCAAACTTGCGACCTAGAGACAGGCCTAACTTAATATCAATCAGTTTCTGGGTCATAAATTACATCCTCTGGTAAATCCTTATGGCGAACGATTCGCACAGTGCGCTCTCGCCAGTAATCGGAGTAGATATCAACTGAGCTCATTTTACCATAAAGGTGATGAATGAATCTGTTGTTGCCAATGTAGATTCCAGCGTGGTTTGTAACCTCACTTTGCACCTGCATCATAATCATTGAGCCAATCGGAATATCTGAATTTTTTACCAGCTCAAATCCTTCCTTAATCCAATTGTCGTCATAGATATTTTCATTGTACCGCTTCTCCCACCACGGGTAATTAACGCGGTAGTCATTCATTTTTACGCCGTATTTCTTGTGAAATTCCATGACTAATCCCCAGCAATCAAAGCTACCAAGGCCCCAGGGTCGACCAATCAGAGGCATGGTTGATGGCTCAAGAATCCGCATATCTCCCTCTGGGATGCTTACGATAACGTAAGGAATCTCGCACTCGTTACAGCTACAGATATCCGCAGGACTGGGTCTTGTTGTGGCACCATCACCAGTGTGAGAGTGAACTACGTAAACAATAGATTCATTGTGAGCCAACTCAAAGAGAATATCTGCATACTCATTTGAGTCAAGGATGAATTCATTCTCAGGATCTTTGCTTGCATTGGTGATTCTGTGATACTTCTGGGCCCGACCCTTCTGCGTGACAACTCCACAGCACTCATGCGGGTAAACCTCTTTTGCGTGCTTGAATATTTCCAGTTTAACTTTTGGTGTTAACATTTATTTCCCCTTAACTCTGGTTGGCTTTAGCCTGAAGGCTTGCGGCAGCGCAGCCGCCAAAATCTAACTGATTATTCTCACCAAATCTAAGCTTGCAACTGTTAACAGTTCCTGCACAGAAGTCTAATGAAGGATCTGCCACTGGCTCATCATCCTTATTAAAGTATCTATTTCCAGCATAAGCACACCCATTCCCGCTACGATACCAACCCCTAGAAGCCCAGTAGCAAACAGACTGAACAAGTCTCGCTGGGATATAAATGCCATCCATATCCATCGGGCTACTAAGCTCAAATGACGCAGTTTTGTAATCAACCTGCTTAGGTCGCTCAATGAAGTAAACGAATTTGCGATAATCTCCATCAGCAATACTCCCGTCTTCATTGATGTTATCTCGCGTAGTAATCCAGATGGTAACCTTAGCTTTAACAAGTCCGTTGTATGTTCGAATCAAGGCGCTAATGCGCTGGTCTACGTTTGATACTGTTAGTGTAACTTTGTTGGCCTTGCCGTCAGAGGTCATATTGATGCCAGATATACCGAAAGGTCTAGGGCCATACTCTTCACCGCGAAATGTAATAGTCTTCTCTGGTAGCGGCTCCCCATTCATCTGGGCTAGCATGATTTCCTCTGGCGTGTATGAAATGTTCTCATTGTGGAACGAATAAACGAGAGAGCCAAATGAGGTTCCGTCAACCTGGATTAGAGTCACAATCTCGCCTGGGAAAAGACTTTGCAACTGATTTTCAAACTTTGGACTTAACATGATTTTCTCCAATAAAAAAGCCCCTAATGGGGCCTAGTTTAACGCATTGAGCTAAATACTTCCACGAATTGCATGTTTACAGTCTGAACTTCCTTACTGACTGGTGTCACGCTAATACTATCCTGTTGAATCACAAACATTGATGTATCACCCTGCGGAGTTGTCCAGAAGAACGGGGTAATGATGTGGTTGAAGCAGAAATCCATAACCTCCCGCCAATCCTTGTTAGTGTAGGTCATCTGGTAGCTGCGTTTATTACTGCGGTAGCCTCCTGTTCCTCTTTGCTCAAAACCATTGCCAAAGCTAACAATTCGCACGTTGTTGGTGTTACTGAAAGATGCTGATCCACCCTGGATTTGCGTGCACCAGTTAAAAGTATCAATAGCCATAAAAATCCTTAGGGGCCGAAGCCCCGTTAATTAGTTGAATCCGCGAAGGTAAGCATAAGCACGCCCACCCTGCTGGAAAGACTGAGCAATTTCTTCCGCTACGATAGCCTTGACGCCGCTCTGCAATGCTTTGGCATGCTCTGGGTCGCTACCAACGCCACCATTGACGTTAACAGTAATTCCGCTAACATTAACATCTGAACCACCAGAAACCAAGCCGCCATTTGCATATCCTGAAGGACCACCAACCGCGCCGCCGTTTGCGTAACCCTTCATTAGCGCATAAAGGTTTTTGACACCTATTCGGCTTGTAGCTTCTTTTGTGAATACAAACTCCCCGCGATGAACCGTACCTGCTGGCTGATACTTCCCACCATCACCAGTGTAACCGCCACCAGCAAAGCCTATAGCAGATGCAAAAGAGCCAAACGCATTACCTCCCCCACCGCCAAAACTAGTTAATGTTGATTCTATAGCCTTAACCAAAAGTAACTGAGTTGCAATCTTCGCAATCATTTTGAGGATGCTTGCTGTGAAATCTCTGAAATTAGTCTCACCAGTGGTTACAAGGTTTGTAATCTGTTCTGTAATTCCATCGAATGCCGCAACAGTTAAGTCCTTAGCAATCTGGTTGTAGTCAGTGTACTTCTCTGTCAAGTCGTCGAGAGTGGATGTTACACCGGATTGCCAGTCTGACCTAAGATTATCCTCCTGCTTGTAGTATTCCTTTCTTGCTTCCAGTAATTGCTGAAAATCAACATCATCAACAGAACCACCAGCATTAACCTGATTGGATTGAAGAGCCTGAATCTCTTTGGCTCTCTGCTGCTCGCGAGATGATAAACCAGCACCCAAATCAATGTTACTTGCCTCATTGTTAATCTGAAGAATCTTCTTGCGGTTATCTTCAGCTAACTTATTAGCTCGCTCCTGCAAAACAATCTGATCACCTAGCTCAGCCTTCTGTCTGGCTAACTCAAGAACTTTATCCTTTTCAATGAGAAGTCTTGCTTGCTCTTTGGTAATTGAGCCATCAAGTTGTCTCTGCTCAAGAATCCTGAATTTGGCCTCCTCCTGAAGATACTGCTTGCGCTCATTGCTTATTACTGCGCCAATATCCCTATTTTCCTGAAGCACCTTGAGCTGGGCCTGAAGCGCTAGGACACCAGATTCATAACCAATTGTTAAATCTCTTTGCTCCTTAACCCTCCCATTTTCCTCTTTCCTATTCTTCTTGATCGCGTCAAGCTCTTCCTTAAGTGCCTTCCTCCTTTTCGCAAATTCCTCATCAGTACCCGATTGCTCATTCGTATTCTGATTTTCCCTGCGAGTAACGTAACCAAGCTCTCCTTCCCTGATTCTTGCATCTCGCTCCCTGATAGACTTTTCTAGCTCAAGGTTTTGTTTCTTAGCCGCATCGATAATCTTTTGCTGACCCTTGATAACATCATCACCAACGCCGTCAAGACCAGGAATGTTCTGCAATGCCTGGGTTGCGCTAATTACGAATTCACCAATCAGCACATCACCCTGGTTAATGAATACCCTGATCTGCTCAATTGTTCCGGCGATTACGTCAACAAAAAGGTTAAGCGCCCCAACCGTTCTACGACTAATTGCATCCCAGATATCAGAGATGTACTTTCTAAAATCATTCCAGGCCAACTCAAGTGGAGTTAACTGCGCTGCAATGTCGTTAAGGTTTGCTTCCTGCGACTTGCTGAAAATATCAATCGCAGCAGTAACGGCCTCAACTTCTCCCTTTGTCTTTCTTAGGTTTTCGATTGTCGTCAACTGCCCCTTAGTGAGGAAGTTAAAGCGCTTATCCAAATCAACTAAGCCCTGAATTGGGTCGCTTGCAATCTGGTTGTAGTAACCAGTAATTTCCTTCGCATCTTTACCTGTCAACTGCGCCCATCTAGCTGTCGATTTGGTAATCTTGTCAATCTGCGTTAGCGTAAGGTTTCCTTGCTCCACAAGGCTTGTTGCGATGCTGGTTACAAGGCCCCTGGTGGCGCCAGTAGCATCAGATACGGAGCTAACCAACTCTCTAACCTGCGAGATTGATGCTATTGTAGAGTTGTTGGAGAACGCAATTGCGGAGTTTAACGCCCTGAATTCACTTTCAGCCTGAGCCGCACCAACACCAAGAGCTACAAGCGCCCCACCCAAAACACCAACAGCAACATTGAATGGATTTAAGGCTGAAAGCGCGAATCTAAATGTGTTGCCAATACCGCCAAAGCTATCCTTAATCTGCCCACCCTGCTGGATTGCAATAAGCCAAACAGGCATGCCGCTAGCTAATGACGTGGTAATATCAGTTATCTGTGCCGGAAGCATCCTGATAGCATTCCTGTATTGACCGGCACTTAATCCTGATCTCAGAAACGCCTTACTTTGGTTTGCTAATTGAACATTAGCCCTCTCTGAAGCCTCTGCGATTCTGTCAATAATAGGTGCTGCCTGAGAGCTTACGCCAAGCTGAGCAGCCTGTAACTTTAAGTACTCCTCACGCGTCAATGTCGCTGCTTGAGCCTGTCGCTCAAGTGATGCAATGAACCTATCCGCTTCAGCCTTTGCTTTTGCTTTATCTTTTGCAGCTTGCGCGGCTGCTCTACCCTCCTCAGTTAGTGCCGCACGAGAGCGAGCAAGTTTTGCGTTCTGCGTTTCAAGGGCCTCACCTAATCGGAAAAACTCCTCATCAGGAACTACGCCAGCAGCAAATGCCTTATCAAGTCCTACAGCCGCCTCTTGCAGCTTACGGAACTTTGCCGCAGTTGGATCAATAGCAGTTTGCAATTTAGCTAAAGATGCTTGTTGCTCAGCAAGTGCGTGAGCGGTATCTCTAGCCTGGTTTTTCGCAACCTGCTCAGCATTGACGAACTCACTAATACCGGAAGCGGCTTGCTGGTTGGCCTGTCTGAACTTCTGTAGGGATTGCGTACCCCTGTCTACCTGAGATACGTCTACGGCTAGTGTGATTCCGGCTAATTCATTTGTTGCCATCTAAGCCTCCATAATAGAAAACCCGCCGAAGCGGGTTATTTTTTTCTCAGGTTATCCATCATCTCAAGAGCCTTAGCTTCAAGGATGCGTAAATCGCTGAGCACCAATTCTTCTTCAGAGACATTATACACTCTAAAGAGGAAATTTAGCACGTTGTAATCCATCCCTGTAGCTCCGTTAGCTCCGACTCTCCACTGCGTAGCCATTGAACAATAAATGTCCCACGCTTTCATCATGTTTTCGTCGAAGTTTAAAACTTCAGGCTCTTCGTCTTCGTAATCAGAGCGGCGCATCCCAATAGCTTCCAGTTCGGCATCAGTTGGCTCTGACTGGTACTGTAGATACACCGCTCGTTTTAGTTTTTTACTCGCTGACCAGCAAGTGCTTGCATATAAGCCGTGGTCAGTGCAACGGTTGAAGCTGGGAACAGGTCGGAGAACTCATTAACGTTATCCTCGTTGTATTCCTCTTCCAAATCCCAATCAGAAGCAATTGCCATAATAAGCTCTTTGGTGCTCAAGTCTTCCTTGTTAAGCAATTCCTGAAGTTCAGAAGTCTTCTTGTGCTTAACTGTAAAAATAACCTCTACATCCTGGTCGTTAGCCAGCTTGAATTTTACTGGTAGCTTGAAGTCTGGCAGTGCCGCCAGTGAAAGTTTGAACTTTGCCATTTTTGTTAATCCTCTTATTGTTTGTGAGTATGTATTCTATTACTTAGTGTTTTCTTTTGCAATATTAGCAGCCGAGTCCTTGCAGACCTCTTTGCCATATTTCATGATTTGGTCAACTTTACCACCTACAAGTTCCTGGCATGCTCGCTCAGCTTTAGCGAACTCAACAGTATATTTGTTTGCCTTGATATTTGCATCAGCCTCACCAGTTGGGTTAACAATCTGAACCACTGCATAAAAAGCAACCAGAACTGCAGCAAGCTTGATGATGTTTTTAACGTTATTCATTTCTTTAATCTCTCATTTCGTTTCGATGAGTTAACTATACAGGAAGATTGGATTAACGCTTTAGCAAAAAGTGCTATGCAATAAAAAACCCTCCGAAGAGGGTTTGTGTTTTAAACTTCAGCCGCCACAGAGGACAGGCGACCACGAATTGATACTGCGATGGATACCGTTTCGATTTCGTTAACACCAATAGTAGGGGTGTCGTTGAAAGCGATAGTGCCAGACTGCAAGCGCATTTCCTGGGCGCGAGGTACGAACAGGCGAATAGCAACAACCTGGCCTGACTCATCATAGTTACGCAGAACCGGATAAACCGGGTTAGTGTACTCATGAGCAAAGGTGAAGGTGTTAGTTACCGCAGATTTATAAGTCGGAATCTGCTGTTCACGGTCGTCTGAAAGACACTGGAAGTTAACGAACTGCTGCTCGCCGCCATCAGTTGAAACATCCTGAACGCACGGAACTTCGAACCATGAAGTAATCTTGACAACCTCACCAGTTAAACCAGCAGGGAATTTGGTAGTGCTTGAGGTATCAATACCTTCAACTGTTACCTCCGTGCCAGAAACTTTAGTTACTCGCACCTGCTTGTCACTCAGGAGAGTTGAGCTGGATGCGGTAAAAAGAAGGTAGTCACCCTTAGCCAGGCCAGATGCGCTAGATACGGTTAAAACTGGTTTAGCTGCATTAGAAATTGCAGTTACGTCAATTGCAGTTCCGCGAGAGCCTTCTACGAACACCTGGGTGCCGTTTGATAAATGAGCCATGTATTTTTCCTTTTGTTAGTCTAGACGAACATAAAAACGAACCGGGATAAACCACCCAGACTTGGATTTGATAACGGGGTTAACAACTCCAGACTCATAAATGGTCCCGCTGTCAAGCATTGTACCATCAACGATAGATTCTGCCAATTGATTAGCGATATGTCTGGGCCTGTCAATTCCAGTACCAGGACTGAAGAATACTGAAATTTGAACCATGCCTACGTAGTATTTGCACTTCCTGCTTAATCCGTAGGTTACGGTGTCAACCTCTGTATAGTCGTACTTAAGCCAGATTGAGCCATCGGCAGGGGGGGTAAACTTACAATTCTCCCACGCAACTGGATACCTGACCGGAAATTCATTTACCAACAAATCGTCGACGAATTTCCTTGCTGCTAATGATAATTCATATTGCACGACGAGCCTCCTCTACCGCTTCCTGGAAATACCTGCCCAACCTTGCTTGCACCACTCCCAAAACGCCAGCTGGAGCCTGATTTGAAGCTCCGTACTCAAGATCTGCTGCGTAATCAAGTCGGTTGGTTATATAAATAACACTCGTAGCTTTTGAGTTAGCGACCGCTCTAGCCTGTCTGGCGAGATATGTTTTTGTCTGCCCACCAGTCTGATCGTACTCATTCAGTGATTGCTGAGCTGGTGAGTTTGCGGTGATTTGCCAGTTAGCCTTGAACCTACCAGTATCGACCGGGGATAAGTCCACAATTGCGTTGGCTGTCTTGGTAACCGTGTTGGCGACTACAATTTCAAATCCCTTATCTGCTCTGTTAATCCAGTCAGCAATAGATTTCTCAAAAGTAGCCACGCTTCCAATATTTCTAGCCATAAGTAGCCACCCTACGAAGAATCGGCCTATAACCAACGACTGTGCCGGTTGGTTTAACTGGGCGCGGGTCAACAACAACAAAAGTCTCGCCATCAACTTTAATCTGATAACCCTGCTTGATTTCTACCTGGGCCGTGAAGATTCCTCGTTTATCGCCAAACTGGATAAACTCACCATCGATATCGCGCGTCTTGATTTCTCGCACCAAGCCTTTTAGATGGAATGTCTGCGAAGGAACCTCTACTTCAACGCCGTTGATAATCTCAACATATCCAGCGCCGGTACTCATATCATAAACGCCATTGGCATCACTAAAGAAGTTAATGCCAGCGCGAGTAATTGATTCGATTTCGTTGTAGTTCATCGGCAACCGCACCCACCGCCAGTAGCGGAAGTAATCAATCCAAAGCCGCCACCTTTCTTGCGGAGAAGTGCCTTGTACATTCGGCCCCATGAGGAAGATGATAAGTCACCCTGGATTGCTGATTGGTTATCATAAGTGATAGAGAATTCACCGCTCAGTGCATAACTTGCCATTCTACGGCTGTATGTTTCCAGCCCTTCATTCTCACCCTTAAATGCGCCATCAGCAAGCATCAGGTGTAGTGCGTAAAGTCCTACGGCCTTATCTTTGTCTGCGCCAAACTTGCTTTCGCATACGTATAGACGTGCCAAATCAATCCATACATTAATTGATTCGTCATCCACCGCTTTGAGTGCAGGAACAAGAGAGCGCATAAACGCCAAAATTGCATCATTCATATTAGCCCCATACAATAAAGGACGCCGAAGCGCCCTGTTTGTTATTTGTACTCGTTACCAGTCTCAGCCTCGGAGATGGTTTTCGGTTCTTTGCGCTTTTTCTTGCTAACAACTTCTTGCGCGATTTGTTTGGTTGCTTTGGTGTCACCCTCAATGGTGAGTTTACCCTCTGCGATTAAACGCTTGAGCCCGTCGCAAATTACATCAACCTCGAAAGTGTCACCAGGCAAATATTTCTCACCTTTGTAAACGATAAGGCAAGCTCCAGTGTGTTCTAAACGAATCATTTTTGTCTCCTTTGTTTATCTGATTGAGTGATTATAACCGAACAAATCCATTTGGTACAGACGTAAAAAAGCCCTCCGAAGAGGGCGATTTATTACGCGAAGGTGATTCCTTTGATTACAGCCATCGTAAGAGGACGATAAACAATCAAACCTGTCGCTTTAGAAGTTACCGGGTACTTAAAGTGCAAATCTTTCGGTTGACCAGGAAGTACATTTGTAGCTTCTGGAATCTCGATAGACATGTTCAGCGGGTTTTTCTCAAACGCCAGAGCGGCTTTACCACCTGCGCCATCGTAGTTATCCAGGAACTGCAGGAAACGAATAGTCAGGCCAGGGTTGTTACGAGTGAACAACTCACCATAGCTCAGGGTTGTGTTCGGAACCAGGCGCTGCATTACTCGACGAGAGGATGCCGGAAGTAGAATATCAGTCACATGATGGATACCCTGAGTTGAAGTCTCAACTGCATCAATCATCGCGGTTACGTCATTGACTGCGTTAAGCGGCTCGCTCCAGTCTGGCGTTGCAACAACGTTGTTGATGTTAGGCTGATCGAATACGCTTACGATACCGTGAGGAGTGGAACCAGACCAAACCAGTTTATCCAGCAGGTTGTCGTGCGCTTCGAAAGCCAGAGCCTGTTTGCGAGTTGACAGAGACTGACCAGTTGCGGCGCCCGCTTTAATTTCATCAGTAGAAATTAGGAATGCGTTACCGAAACGGAACACTTTACCTTGCTTCTCAGTCATGAAAGCATCAACCAGCGGCAGGTCATCAGAGTAATCAGCGATAATTTGAGCAATACCTACGCCATCGAATTCCGGGTATTCAAAGTATTTTGCGTGACTTGGGATTTCGTTACTTACAGGGAAGATATTAACAACGGAGTTATCCGGGTATTCTTTTTCGTAAGCACGATTCAGAGTAGCGGTAAGCTGCTTAACGGTCCAGATGCCAGCGGCATCGGCTTTCTCTACGCCCATTTGCTCGAGGTGAGCGGTGATTTTTGCTTGTTCTGCATCAAATTTAATGGCCATTCTTTATTGTTCCTTTTCAGTTAGGTGTCTACGGGTTCATTATACACGAGTTTTTAGACCACGCAATGATGAGATGATAGGCAATAAAAAACCTCCCGAAGGAGGCTTTATATGTCTTGGCTATTAAGCTGCGACAGTTGAGTTTGCGGACTGGATAAGCTGGACTTCAACTAGTGCGCCATCAACGCTTTCACCTTGCTTAATTGGGTCGGCTCCACCTGCATAAGCGGACACATAACCACCAGCAAAAGTCCAACCAGTTGCGACCGCTCCTGCTTCTTCAACCAATCCTTTTTTAGATACCAGAACTGGAGCACCAAATGCAGGTGCAGAAGTGAGACTTGTGCGAACCCAGATGCGACCATGAGTCATTACGTTAACTGCTTCATTTACGCGAGCTGTGCCATCTGGAGTCTCGTAATGAGATTTAACAACAACACCATAAGGTTTAACTGGTGTACCAGTTACAGCAGGGAGGCCAACAACTTTGTGTCCATCTACAGGCTGAGCAGCCGTTACACCAACAACAGTGCCAGCCGGAATTGCTGTTGCACCACCAACTACACAAGCGCCGTCGATGTTATACAGAGAAGTATCAGAAACCATACCAGCCAGTGCTACGGAACGAATTGCCATGTTTATAACTCCTTATTTCTTAATTTTAGCTAAACGAGCACGCGGGTCTAATTTCTTAGGCTCATCGGCGCTGTCAGATTTGTCGGAAGCGGTAGTCGCTTTACGCACTTCAGCCATTTTATCAGATTCTTTGGCAATGTCGAATGCCGCGTCGATGTATGCGTCAGACTTCTCACTAACATCAAGACCGGAGACTTCTTTAACGTAAGAAACTTTAATGCCTTTAGCATCCAGACCGTCAGCCTTAACACCAGCCTCAGCAGCAACAGCAACCAGAGCGGCTAGGGCATCAGCATCAGCTTTCGCTTTAGCAACGGCAGCTTCGATTTCAGCTGGCATTGCATCTACTTTAGCTTTCAGAGAATCGCGCTCTGCGATTGCGGTGTCAGCCTTTGCGTTCAGCGCTTCGATGTGAGAAGCGACTTCCGGGGCGACTTCAAATTCCTTCGCGCCGTCGAGTTTAATCTTAATCATTTCCTGTTTATCCTCTTTATTGATATCAACGTCAGTAGTATACGGGTTTTCCTGTTGAGCGTCAAAATTTAACTTTGCTACTTGGGCTCTCCCTTTGTATACCAGCGCGACATGGTTTACTTTAATTTCAGTTTGCAACGCATCGAATCTAACCCAGTCAGAAGGAATTTCATCCTGTGATTGATACTCGCCATCTAGCTTATACTCACCAGTTTCGTTACTGCCCCATCCTTTAGACTCAACGTCAACAGTTGAGTACCCAACAGACAGCTCACCAGCAATTCCATTTTTGGCCTTCTCGATTGATTCCTTGTCGTAAACAGTTAGTGGAACAATCACATTTGAATCTTCGCGCATCGCTGAGCCAGATACCGCGCCTACAACGACCTCTTTAGCATTATCTGAGTTAACAAACACATGACCTAATGTAATTGGCTTACCCTGATAACTAGCCAGAGAATCAGGCTTAAAGACCTCTGAGGCTGGTCTAAATTCTCTCCGTTCCGTGCCGTCTGGAAGGTAATAGGTTTGCACCCCGATACGCGCAACGATAGGGGTATCAACCAGAAAGCCGTTTTCATCAAATCTGGCTTTCACCTTCGCACTGTCATATCGCAATTTCTTCATTAACAACCTCTGTCTCTGTAATTAACTCCGATTCCTCGGCCTGAATATCATTATCACCAATCTTAATCTCTGGTGCGATAGTGCGTAGTGTATCACGTGCTTCGTTCTTATCCATGGCGCCAGATGCAATTAGCGTCGCAATGCTGCTTACGTTCTTCTCCAGAATCTCAGCTTTATCCTTGCCTGACTCATGAGCTAAGGGATTAAACTCAACTGACCATTCTTGCTCGTCTGAAATGAACGGAATCAGGAACCCTAGAATCGGCAGTAGCTCAGCGTTACGCTTGCGATCGACTAACTTATGGAATGTATCAAGCGCTGTATTCTGGCTTGATGATAAGCCGCCGACGTTCTTGTTCTTCAGGATTATTTCATGAATACCACTCAGAGCAACTATTCTGTCGAACTTCTTATCCAGGAACGCATCAATCCCACCAATATCAGAGTTCAGAATGCTGTATTCTTCCGATTCCGCATCAATGCCAATTGCCTGACCAACTCCGCTGTTGTTATCAACTTGAGCGAGACGTAAACGAGCCGCGCCAACTCCTTCACTATCATCACAAAGCAATGCCAGGTCCTTGACTTTCCAAACCGCTTGCTGTTTACGCTTGAGCAGTTGAGTCGCCAGCCTTTCGCAGTTGGTGTAATCCTTGATTGAGTCAAGAATGTCACTGGAGAGAACGCTGCGACCCCAGCCATCATTCTGCCGACGCATTGCGTTAGGGATTCGCTCTCCGTCAATGATGTGAATGCGACTGTAATGCACATCGTAGAACATATCGCTCTCATTAGTGGTGATGCGATAGGTTAGCGGATTACCAAAACGTGCGTTGCGTGGATTCTCCTCTCGAGTTTGTACTTTTACTTGTGTGCGGTCGTAAACGCGTACCGTTTCAAGTTCTGCACCTTCTCTGACAGGACTTGTTAATGCTCTATTATCCTTAACGATAGCAACAATTGCAGAGCCTCCGAACAATCTAGCCCACGACCAGGCTTCATTGATGTGTTTTGTTAGCTCTAAGTAGTCCCAGCGCGACCAAAATGCTGGCTCATCATCAATACCATCAATGTGGAACCCTGCCGCCAATGCCGTCTCCGGGATTGTGTCGATAATTCTACGCACCAGCGCGTTATCCGCATAAAGAGAAGCCAGAATTGTAGGCGCTTGATTCTGTAAACTTCCGTAAATCTCACTACCATCACTGCCGCCGAGAAAGATATTGGCGTAGCTGTCTGTCTTGACCATGTTTTTCTCCAATAAAAAAAGCCCCATGTAGGGGCTAGTTTATCATAGCTTTTGTGGTTACTCGAATTTTACTTCGAACTTGATTGATGATGTGTCAATGCCATCAGATTTAAAATCCTTGACGCATAACAGCGTATCATCGAACTTTGTCTTAGTAACCACTTCGCCATTAATGTAATATTTAAATTGCTTTTTTTTATTGATAAATTCATCTGGAATCAGCACCTCGAAATCATAGGTGTCACCTGGGATAATTACTCCATTAAATCCATCGTCATCAGTCACTTTTAAGAATCCGAAAGCCTCAGTTGCCGTTGATAGCTCATAAATCTTACCAATAGTAAATTCCAAACAACCAGCTTTTTTATAACCTTTAAATACTGCCTTCATCTTTCTTCTCCTCTCGTTTGTGTGAAGTAACTATACGCCATCCGTGGCTTTAGTGTTTAGCAATTTGTGCTATTTCATTCCCGCTATGCGCATCAGTCTCGACTTAGGATCATCCGCAATGTTCAGAACCAGGTTGATAGCCATTGTCATGGTATCAATTTGGTCGTCGTGATTATGGCTGTCGTCAGCGGTAAATGCCGCAATCTCAGTAAGCAATCCGCTTAACCACGGCGCAGACTCAGGAAGAACTACGTTACCAGCCTTAATCTGTGGCAGCGCACTCATCACCCTTGTTAACTTGTCATTATCAGGAACATAAGGTTCCACTGGCGTTCTCATGACTCGACTTGCTGATTGAATGAGTCCGATTCCAGATGCTTTCTTCTCGATGATAATCTTTCGGAGGATACCATCCGATTGACTGGTTGCCCTTGATTTCTTCTCGAAATCGATTAACTCTGCCTCTAACTCGGGCGCTTCCCATTTCCCCCTGCGCTGGTCAATAAGGTAAATCTTAGCATCTTTATAACCCCACAATTGAAGGACAGAGAAGTCACTATAACTTTTTGTAGTCATAGCTGTATCGCAAGTTATAAATCTATAATCGTACTTAGCTGGAGGTCTGAACGTGTCGCTAAGGCGCTGGAACCAATCTACGTTAATAAGGTTGCCACCTAGAGCTACTGGTTCTTGTTGATACTGACTAAGGAAGGTGTAAGGGTCACTATCCCACATCGCAACCAAGTCATTGACTGACTCCTTTTTAGGGAAGTAGCTGTAATACCTTACTCCATCGCGCTCTATGTATTCACTACTAAGGACATCCTCTTCAAACTGTTCTTTAATCCATTCAGGTAGTGTGTCTAGGTAATCCTCAGTAACTAATGCTGGTATCTTAATCAAATCGAATTCGATACCCATGCCGCCTTCCATCATGAAATAGGTTGAGTCATTGACGTGAAGCCGCTGCTGTATCGAAATGATTGGTGTCGCTTTGCCTTTTACAGAACTGGCTCGACGTGAGCGAATCGTATTTTTAAGCATTACGTGATTATTCGAGCGGTACACTGCTGATAACATATCTGCGGGTTTGTCAAAGTCATCCAAAAGAACGGCTCCGCTGTATGTTTCGGTTATGTACCCACCGCGAGCGCCAGTAATCTGGCCTCCAGCCGCCTTTGATATTGACTCAAATCTAACCTTGCCACTCTCATCAAGAACCTGAAGCTCATCGTCTTTGCAGGTGCCAAATTTGCATGGCCAGAGTGACTGAAATTCTTGAGACTTGATAAGGTCACGTACTCGCTTCGAGTTACGCTTAACCAGGGAGTCAGCAAAAGAGATGTTAAGGTTGCGCACCTTCCTAAGCTTAACCATCGAATAGGCCGGGAAGTGGATTGAGGCAATTTCCGTCTTTCCGCTGCCTGGTGCTATGTTAATGATGGTGTCCTTGCGATCTCCTGCGATAATCTCATCAATGATTCTGCACAAGTACTTGTGATGCCAGTTAGGGATGTATCGCTCGCCTTGTGTAATCTGGAACCAGCAACGAAGGAAACCCTCGAAGCTGTGTTCTGATATCGCCTTAACGGCCATCTTTTCCTGAATGGTCATTTCTTCCCATACTAAAGACATGTTATACCCTCTTATTGTTATAGCTTGCTAATTACAGATTCCAGAGCTTCCTTCATACTGTCAACATCGTTAGCTGTTGAGTTGTTGCTAATGGTAATCTCCTGCGGCTTATCAATGCCAAGTTCTTTACCAACGATTGTGGAGTTGATGATACCCGCAACGCCAAGCTGATATTTCTGCTCGTAGATTACGCTATCAATGAATTCCATCACATCAGAGTACCCAGCCTCAGTACGCCACCGAGCGAATCTATTGATGTTAACACCCATAAATAGCGCCAGCCCGGTTAATGTGAACACCCTAGGCTTGTGTACAAGGTTTTCACTGACAACTCCATGGAATGCCGCCGTCTCAATGGCTTTGATTGCCTCACTCTCAGCCCAGGAGAAGTATCGAACGGCAAAGTCAAATACCTCTTCCGGCGTGTACTTGCGGTTGATTGCCACCATAGCAATATCGCCATACTTCTTGTTGTAGAGCGCCTTGAAATTTCCCTCGCCCATCTTTAATGCTGCTTTGCTCATAAATCCTCCTTTGTTGAGGTCAGATTATACCATATTGCAGACGAAAAAAAGCCCTCAAGCGAGGGCTAAAAACAACGAGAGAAACGAAACTTAACGAGGGTATAACACTTTTTACTTTTGCTCACGAACGTAAGCTACCAGGAATTTGTGGGTGTCAGGGTCAGCGCCTGACATATCCTTTACTTTCGCTACCGCATCCTCAGCGCTGATTGCGGCAACTGACGCGATATAATCTTGAGTGCAATTCTTGCACGAGCGGCCCATTAAGCGAATGGACAACTTCACATCCCACATAATGAACTCCTTTATTGGTCGTCGCGGCAGGAATCGAACCTGCGTTACATCTCTTATCTGGAGATTGCTTTATGGAGGTATAAGCTCCACCCTTTAACCAACATTAGCAACGCGACGTTAATTTGGCGCTCCGCACTGGATTCGAACCAGTAACCTACGACTTAGAAGGTCGTTGCTGCTGTCCTGTTGAGCTAGCAGAGCTTTTGATGATTCCCGGTTACGGCTCCGGGGCTGCCTGATACAGCCGGTTAATCTGCCTATTTGCGCTAGGTCTTAATGCCGCCTACGCTACTTAATGAGCAACGGACTTAGTAGTTGCGCTCCGTGCGCCGTTGCCACCTGGTGGCCTCGTTTGTCTACGTGGTTAATATTAGATAATTCCGGTCAGTGATGCAAGCTCTTTTTAACAATCTCCATCTAAACGATTAAAAAGTAAGCCCAAGTAATCAGCCCCGCGATAAACCAGATTGTTAACTCACTCATACATACCCCAACATCATCATAATCGCCGCAATGATTAACATAACCGAAGCCGAAGCCAGCGCTACGCATAGCGTGTAAATAACGCAATCGATGAACTTACTCATAAAGGCTATTCCCATTCTCGTCATGACCAACACGTCCCTTAAGATATCCGCTAGTCCAAACAAAACGGTCCCGACTAATGATTGTAAAAACTGGCTCCCACATCTTCGAAATCAATGCTGCAACCTGCTTATCATCCTTGCGCTGCTTTGGCGATAACTTGCTGTACTCTTCGTTCAACTTTGCAGCCTGACGTTTAACTGCGTTAAAGTGCGCTTCTGATAATCCGAACATTAATTCAACCCCCTACTGAAGCTTGCAGTCACTTCCATTTCATCCCCATTGCAGACGAACTCGTCGCCATATTTCTCATTGAAGTAAATTAAATCATCCACAAACTCTTCTTCATAATAAAATTTATATGTGTTCTTCATGTCTCAATCTCTCGTTGTGTTGGTAAGGTGATTATATGCCATCCGTGTCGACTGCGTTGAGCAATTCGTGCTATTTATAAAATGACTTAACAAACCGCTCCGGCGTAACGCCCTGCTTATAAGGCTTGATTAAATCCTTAATGATGAACCAGTGGAAGGTTTTCATATCAAAGACCAGTCGCTCGCATGCGATCACGTATTCAGTGAAACTCATTCTTTCTTCTCCCGTTCCATCCACATTTGCGCCATCTCGTAGTAAGCCATCGCCTCTTCACCCGTCTTAGCTTCGTCCTGCATTCTCTTGCACCACTCTACGGCGCTCTCTTGCACTTCCATGATTAATCACCTTACTTAAATTATTGTTCGTAAGAATGCGTTTTGTGCGCGTTAAATCTTATTCAATTGCTCTAGAATTTCGTATGCCAACTCTCGGGCCTGCTCTTCAGTCATGTGAATGGTGTGAACCTGTGGGTCTTCACGCATTCCGAAAGCCTGAGCAATGATGAATGTTGCGTAGCCGTCGAAGTGGTTGGCTTGTAGCTTTGGCTCGCCTTGTTGAAATTTCATTTCTGCTTCCTGTTTCGTTTTGATGGGGTAACTATAGCAAGATACCCCGATAATGTTTTAGAAATTCGTGCTATTTAATACATTTTACAATAATCTTTACAATTTCATATATTGCAAGAGCAAGAAAAAGCGAAGCAAATGGATAGTCCGCGATAGTTTTAATTAATTCACTCATTCTTATAACCTCGTTAGTTTGGGTGTGGTAACTATAACAAATTACCCCAATGATGGTTTAGCAATTAGTGCTATTTGTATTCTTTAATTATCTCGCAAACCTTGATTGTGCCACCGAGCACCTTCTGCTGCCAAGAGGCGTTAAGGATGCATCATTTTATCAAAAAATCACTGATAAACACCATCAATTATATCGCTAATCTTGTTCATAGTTTCAACTTTTTCGCAATCCCATTCCGGTGATCCTGGCTCCTCCCATGGACCGCCTGGGCCGTGACATGTCATGTTGTCTATAAGCTCGGATACTTCACTTTCAAGCACGTTTCGCATGTGCTCTACACGCCAGCAATCAACTGAGTCATCGGATTCGCGGTAAGCCTTGAACTCACCGCCTAGAACTTTTTGTGCTGCTTCGGCTGATTCCTTCGTATCGTGAACAGTGCGATGAATCTCTTTTCCGAACTTGCCTACGCCATATGTGTGGATGTAAATCATTTATTAGTCGCCTTATCCCAGTTGGTCAGGTATGCAGCATTGACGCTCATCGCCTCGTATTGTCTAGAACTTTCGAAGTCACTTACGTCGAATTGCTGGTTGTTTATTTGTGCGATAACCTCCCTTTCTACTTCACCAAAGTTATAAACATTAGTGTGCACCGGATTTCCTGAAAGAAGCTGCTTGAGTGTTGACGCATCTTTCTCTGACAGGTTAATTGTAATCATCTTTTTTTCCTCTCGTTTGGTGTGAACTAACTATAACAAAACCCTGCGGAGAGGGTTTAGCAATTCGTGCTATTTACCACGCAGATTTGATTTATCCGATTGATGAATCATCTTTTGCCCGTAAAGCTCCTTGGCTTTCTGTAATGACTCGATTGAGTCGTTAAGGTCGGTTATGTAATCCTTGTGTCCACGCAACCCCATACAAAGCATCTTCTTTACCGCATGCTGAGTGGCTGGGTCAGATACGCTGAACGCATCAAGAACGCGATAAACATCTACTGTTGTTACTGTGCCATCAATACCAATAATCTCGCGGTCGTACTTGCTCATATCTCAATCCTCGTTATTGTTCCACCATGCGCCTTAAGCATGAGATTTGCGTATTTTTCGTCTAAATAGTGCAGGAGCATATCAATACCCCTACTGCTGAATTTATGTTCGTATATGGTCACTTAACTTCCATTTGTTTGGTTGATGTGGGGATTACACCAGTCAGGATGAATCCCCTTTTTAACAAAAAGTGCTATTTGATAAAACCGTACTTAACCGCGTTGGCGAGGGTAACATACTGCTTAGCCGTCAGCGTTGAGTGAAAGCTGAAGATTCCGGCCTGGATTCCTTTCACCAGTGATTCAGGCTTGATCACTGAAATGTTGATGATCCCGAGGCCACCAACAGTGCGAAGAACCACTCCGTAAACAACACAATACTCTACGCCATTACTATTCGTATATACTTGCATTATAATTTCTCATTCATTGCTTCTCTGACTCTTCCGCCGCCATGATTAATGCCGCCGCCAGTTTGCGCGCTTGCTCTGGTGTATAGTGAGACATAGTAATTTCATCGCCTAAGTTATCCGTGTCAATGTCAATGCTCACGATGCCGTCGTAATATACTGAAGCAGACACCTCAGTGATGTCACCTGCGAAATCTTCGATAATCATAGTTTTCATCTTCATTTCCTCTTTGTTGTCGATGTGGTAATTATAGCTGACTACCCGATCCATTGTTTAGCAATCCGTGCTATTCACCGTTCAGGAGTGATTTAGCTTTCCGGTAGAACTCGACAGCCATCTCCACTTCACCCTCACTGTACCGCAAGTGGTATGGTAGTCTACTAGCATGCTCACCTTCGTAAGTTTTGAAGTTTGGTTGCCAGCTTAAATCCGTCAAGGCAGGGTTGACGTAAACCTTATCTCCAATTAGACAGGTAACATTCATCTTATCGAGCTCTGGAATTAGCTTGTCCTTGATCACTAGCATCATTCCATCGCGCCCAGCAAATGGTTTCAGCTTGCGAGCACCTTCATATAGATATCTGATGCCGACAACTCCTTTGCCGTTCCTTGCCATTTTCATGATTAGCTTAATCAGAACCCCAAGCGCCTCATCTTTGTATACTTCTGACGCATCAGGCTGACCCCAGAACTTATTTTAGCTACGATATCCATTGGCATTGATTGCAACTCGCAATAGTGGATAACCATCAGCACGTGCAATATTGATGATCTGCTCGCTTGTTAGTTTGTCTTTAAAGTCAAACATTATTTAATCTCCTCAATAATTAATCGGTAATCTTTAATGGCCTTCATCGCTGCCGCAAGCGCTTCACCCTCATACTCAGAAAGGTCTGGCATCACCTTAGAAATCTTCGCCTTGAACTCAGTGATTGCCTCATTCTTGATCGCGTCGTTGGTCTTCTTCCTGATTCCAATGTTTGCCGAGCCTGGAATCAGTTTGATAACCAGCTTCTTGTCTCCAAGTATCTCACTCCCAGTAAATTCATTAATACCCCTTTCTTCATCATAATGGTGAGTTGCCTTCAGTCCTGCATCTCTCAATTCAGGCATGCGAGCCGTTGTATTATAGATGTATGAGCTCTTAAGCTTGTGTAGGCCACCATCTTCGGCACCAATAAGGCTCTCAATCTTGTTGAGTGTCACGCTGATCTGCTTATCCTCAGACTTAAGCGCTGCTTTTACCATCTCACGAATCACTTGGCCTAATGTTACCTTCTCGCTCATCTCTATCACTCCTCTCGTTTAAGTTGAGTCCATAATATCCCGACTTACACGTGTAGTCAAGTGTAATTCTTGGTAACTTTTGGGGGTCGTTACGTGAAATGGCATGCCAGCCCAGCTATAGCTCAATGTGAGTAGCGTGTCGTGCGTGTAACGATGCAAACATCCCCAAAACACCCCCACCATACCCTAAATTATAGCCTCGGCTATAACTGATAGGAAAAAACATATAGATATCGCCAGGACCCCTGTTACATGACTTACATACAATAATATTAATAATAATAATAATAATAGAAAGAAGATATATATATATATTAGGCACTTATAGTGTAAGTCTGGGCGTAGCTTCGCGTAACTAGCGTAACGATAGGCATTGGCTTACATCGCGCTACAGGCGTTACGTGTCAGCTTAG